CTTAGTCTTGTGTGAGGATTTTCTACTCCGTGTTTATGTAAAAGCTCTACTTGAACTTCTCCGAATCCTCTGTCTACATAAATATGTTTTGGATTAAGCGACGCATTTAGCTCTATTATTCTGTCGACCGCTTTGGTTAAAGTATATTCTGATTTTTCTATTTCTTCTCTATGAGAGATTCTTACTTTATCCCTAAAATCATTCTGCTCATAGTTGTTAGAACATACCTCTAAAACGACTATGTTGGTTCCTGCCCCGTATTTATCCCAGTCTATTCCCATGACATGAAAACTTCTTGCGGAATTTATTTCCGGTATGTAGGACCATCCATCGTTTGCAAAAGCTTCATCCACAAATTTTCTCGGATATACACCCTCTGAATCTTCGCCCCAGTCTGCTTCTATTTCGTGTCGATATCCCATCGCAGAATATTGTTCTCTAAATTCTTCTTCTTGCTCTTTTGAAAAAAATGGATTTGCATATGAAGGAAACCAAAACTCCTTAAATCTTGCATTTCTGCACCACTCCCAAAACTTTTCTCTTCTACCAGTAGGAGTAGAAGCTCCTATCAAAACTTTATCAGGCTGATCTTCTGCAGTTTTTTGAAGCATCGCGTAAAGGGCGTCAAGATCATCGTTATGCATGTAGTCCATTTCGTCAAGAACTATAACGTGAGCTTCCTGACCACGAGCGACGTCGGACTTACCTCCTGATCTCATTCCGGAGGTAAAGAACCTGATGGTCGAACCATTCGAAAATTGTATCATGAATTGCGGACTAGTCACTTTTCTGGTTATGGAATTAAAGACTATATCGTTTTTTGATGCTAATCTAACAATTTCTTGATATATCAATTCAACATGAGATTTCATGGGAGCAACAACCAAACATCTTCCGTCTTTATGTGTGTAGCTGTAATGTAGCAAGTAAACGGCCATAGTAAAAGTTTTACCCAAACGTCTTCCTGCTCTAAGAACTTTTCTTAAAGAAGGATCTCTTAACATCAATGTTTGATACACTCTTGTTTCTATGTCCAAGAAATGCCTAGCCCACAAACATGGGTCTTTAGCTATGTGAATTTGTTTTTGTTGCTCAGCCGACAAACCTGCGCTTAACAAGTTTGAGTCTACCTCAAAAGGCTCGTCAACCAAGAGAGAAAGCTCTTTATTTGTTAGGGGTCTAGATTCAACTTGTGTTCCATCTGCCCACGTCAAGTGCGACAATTTATTTTCAAAAACCCACTCTATTCTATTTATTTGCTTGATCGTTTCAAAATCTTGACATCTTATTATTTCAAGCAGATCTTCTTTTGAAAGAGATTCAAGTTTTTGTCTGAATTGTTTTGTTTTTTGTTTTAAGCTAGTCATAATTTAACCGAAGTGCGCGGCAAGCATTCCGCCTTCGGACCCCAATGTGCTTCTTGCATTTAGTCTTGAATTTTGTATTGCCATCACTCCTCTTGCTCTTGAGGTTGCTGCAACTTCGTTGTCTACGTATCCCATTCCGAATGCTGGCTTATTTATCGTTCCCTGCATTGACTTCATGGCGTCTCGGGCAAGCTTAGCTCCTCCACCTATTACTTTTGTCGCTACCAACTTTGTTATATCGTACACCGCTTGTGCGGTCAATATTGGATTAGCTATGTTCATGGCTGGTAAGGCGTACTTTGCTAAGGCTAATTTAGCTCCCTCTTTTGTGCCCATAGCCTTAAATCCACCTTTTACTCCATACATCTTGAAGAAATTTCCTCCGGCCTTTTTCTAATGCCTCTAAAGCCACCTGCTGAGTAGCGGTTCGCGTAACCGCCTGTTCGGCAATCTCCTTGCTAATTTGAACATTAGGAACCGTGCCTGCAGCAAGTCGTGTATTGACGACGCTGGCATGTCCGTTTCTGAAAGAAATGTTGAGTAGATCATCTGCAGTTGTAGTTGAAAATTTTCTCATTGCCGCGTCATCAGCTGTGTCTACCCCCATTCTACGAAGGGCTTTATTGGTAGGGTTAAGTTGTCTTAATATTTGATCCTCTGGTAAAACGGCAGAAGTTGTTCCAAATCTTCCGAACACGTCCACCGTGCTTTTTGAACGTTTCCTATATCGTCAATAAATTCTCTACCAGTTACAACTGCGCTTCTTGAACCGGTTCTAAACTCGTCAGCTCTACTTGCAATGCTTGTAAATCCTGATCTAGTTTGTACACCTTTGCCTTCCATTATTTCCATTATTTTTTGCATGTCTGATAACGACGACTTGGCTCCAGCCAAAGCTTGACCAGTCAAACCGCTGCATGTTACCGTATCCCATCGCACCTTGCATATATCCGTGTATTCTTTGAGTTATTTGACCTCTGTGCGAAGACGCAAGAGCATTACCAGTCAAACCAACCTCATTAGCGTCAGGCATAAGAGTTTTCCCAACATCATCTCTTAAAGTAATGCGCCTTCCAGTTTTTTCGTGAATTGCTTCAAAAGTATCAGCTGCCCCTGATGCTGATTTTACTCTACGGATGTTTACCAGCTCTTTATCGGGATTACCCATCATTTCGGGTATACCTTCTCCAAAAACTTTAGTTTTATGGACTCCGCTGAGGCTACCTCGTCTTGCTGTTGCAGTCATGCCTGGAGTGCTTCTTGCGCCGACCTGAGCTTGTTGCACCTCCCTAAGAGTTACTTGTTTAACATTAAAGACATCTTCTCCAGGTCTAGTCACAAAAGCTATTTCTCTTGCACTTTGTCGAGCACGGTTAAGTTGTTTTTCCAACTTTATCGTATTTTTACCAGCAGCTTTTCTTGCTGCTATTTTTCTTTCTAAAACTGCCGATTGACCACCAGCTCGCATAATACCAAGTGCGTTACCACTCATAGCGGTAAGGTCGTCTCCTCCAGCCCTATGTCTCAACATGTCATCAATTTCGCTGACTCTCCCTGGCATTTCTGCTCTCAACCCTCTTGCAACGCTACCATCTAGTCCTGACATTGCCGCACGATACGCCCTGGCTTCAGTCATTGTTTTTTGACCAAATGTTGTGCGCTGCAGTACAGCACCAATAGTGTTTGCCATTCCTCCAGTTGCAGAATACAGACCAGGTGCTCCACCAGTCATGGCGGAAGTGGAGTGATATCTCATGCCGAAACAACGACCTTGGATCTACGTGATTGGCTATTCTTGGTCTAAATTTAGGTGTTGGTACACCCTTTGCGTGTGCCGGTGCTAAACCTCTTGATACGTCCATGAGATTGTCTGTGAGATTGCCTGTACTAGTCAAACCCATTGACAGGTCTGCTAACTTTCTTCTTCTTCCCATAAAGCCACCAAAGACAGACGAGCCAGGCCCCATCCTTGTACCAACCATGTCTGCATGACTCATTCCAGTCAGCAGTCTTTCTCTGCCAAGAGTGCCAGATCCTCTAAATCTTCTTAACGTATCATTTCTTGTAAAAAAAGCTCCAGTGGTCCTATTGTTATCTAAAAAACCACCCTTCATGATGGTTCTTGAACCCTTTACCGCATTAAGGCCCATAAAGGCTTGTATAGAAGTCGGCGCTTGAAACTCTTGAACCAAACCATAAGGACTAGAGCCTTGTTCTACCTCTGCTCCATCGCCATATCTAGCTTGACCGTGTTATTGGATCAATTGGCATTTTTAGTATCCTCTTCTAGCGTTTTGCATTCCGTAAAACCATTTCACCCGAAGCACCAAGTCTTCTTCTTATCGACGGAGTATCATTTATATTTTGGCCTTGCATTCTTCTTCTTTGATCAAGGTATGGATTATCTTGCATTCTTTGAGCAGTCTTATCAAAAGTTTTTTTAGCGAAATACATTCCACCAGCAGCCACACCTGCCCCAGCTAAACTCAATGCACCTCCAAACTTCCCGCCCTTTTTACCTAACGCAGTAATTAATTTTGATGCACCTGTATCCATAGGTCTATTCAAAACTTTGTCTTTAATTTTATCTAAACCTTTACCTATTCCGTATTGCACCTAATCCTCCTGCTGCCAAAGAAAGACCTCCAGCAGTTGCGGCAAGACCACCAATTCCGGTCATGAAAGCGGCTTTAGCTCTACCTCCGGCACCCAAAGGAGAAAGCGCTCTACCTGCTGATGCAATCGGTCCACCAGCCATTTGAGAAGCATAAAAACCAGGACCAAAATCTTGTCCAGTAAATTTTCTGTCTGCTTCTGGATCATCAAAAGCCACATCCTGAGCAGCGTCAAAAACGGACTTTGTACCTGCGACCAATCCAGCCACTGCTGCACCACCAATGAGTAAACCCATTCCACCTTTCTTGACACCAGGCA